ATAGTTCGGAAGCGTCATGCGTCGATTTGCGAGCCAATCGGCTTCGGCACTGGCGCCCCGGCCGACGATGACGCCACCCGATGTTTGAACCGGGAGTTCATCGTCGCCGTAGTCGTTCCAGTGCAAGTAGAAGAGGTCCCTGGTGTCGTCATTGGCACGTTCCGTCCCGCCACTCGCCGAATTGCCATAGCTCTTCCCGTTCGCGAGAATCCAGCCGGCGGGCGCGGTCTTGCCCGTGTGACCGGACCGTTGCCCGACAGGCGCGACCTCCCGAGAGATCCTCCGAATGGCCTTGAGGAGCTGAGTGTCGTCCGCCTTGTCGGGCGCCATCGTTGCAGCTGCCAGAACGGCCAATATCTCGGCCTGCAGCATGTTGAGGTATTCGGCCGTAACGACCGTGCCCGGCGATGTGCCCGGCGTCTGGTTGAACCAGCCCGGCACGGGACCCACAGCGGTGCGGGCCGGCTTGTCCGCGAGGGTGCCGGCGCCATCGATCTTGAACATGGAAACTCCGGATCAGGGATCGGGAACGACGAAATGCACCTGGCAGTGCGCGGGCGAGGCTCGCCGCAGTACGCACTCGAGCGTCGAGATGTCGGGGAACGTGAAGAGCACATCGCCGGCCGCGTTCTGGCCGGCGCGAAAGAACTCGATCGACTGGCCGAGGACGTAGACGATCCAGACGAAATCCGACTCGCCGACCGGTTCGCCCGCTACCGACAGGCCCGCCACGAAATCCTGCTGCTCGTGGATCTCTATGTTCCAGCCGGCCTGGCCGGCCAGCTTCAGCAGCAACTCGCGGGTCGGCACGTGGTCGGCGAAGAACTGGTCGACGAGCTCGGCACGGCGCTGCGCCAGGGTGCCGGGCAAGGGCCGACACGGATCCGGCAGCCCGGCGAGCTCCTCGAACTCCGGCAGCAGCTCGAGCGCGGTCGTCGGGAAGGACTCGCTGTCGAGCAGCACCAGCGCCCGGTTGTGGCGCTGCCGGCGCTCCTCCGCAATCACGCCCAGCAGCCCGCCCCAGTTCGACGCGGGATCGCGCGGCCAGACGATCGGGCCGGGCGGCATCAGCGCATAGGTGGCTTCCAGCCAGCCGTCCAGCGTGGGCCGCGGCGCCTCAGGCATAGGTGATGTCTCCCGGCACGGCGATGTGACCGGGCGCGATCGCGACATCGCCCGCCGGCAGGTCGAGATCGTGGCTGTCCTCGCCGGCGGCGCGGCTCACCGCCTCGGCGATCCACGACCGCGAGATCGTCCCGCCCGGCGTAGCGCGGCGGAATATCATGCGCGTGATCTCGCCGGCGATCGCCGCGCGCACCATAGCCGAATTGGGCGTGAGGCCCGAAATCTCGATGTCGACCGGAGCCGGCACCAGGGCGGTCACGAAGACACTGGCGCAGATCGGGCGCAGCGCAAGGATCGACTGCAGCACCAGGAGCTGGTCACCGGCGCCGGCGCCGATGCCCGTCGTCGGACGATAGAAGGCATCGGTGCCCTCGGGGATCCCGTTCGCGTGCAGCGCATCCAGCAGCGGATAGAGAGTGACGGCGCCGGGCGTCGGCGTCGCCGGCGCGCTGAACACGCGGGTCACACCCGGCACCGCCAGCACCTCGTTCTCCCAGTCGTTCCGGTTGCCGCCGAAGCTCGGCTGGGCGAAGGCGCGCAGGGTGCGCAGCCGGAGGTCGGCGTCGCTCTCGGCCGCGGCGCCGCCAGCGAAGGACGCCACCACCACGCCGGAATCGGCGAAGCCCGGCGGCGTCTCGACGAAGGTGAGCGCGGTGCCGGTGACCAGGTTGCCGGCCGTGCCAGCCTCGACGGCCGTCGCCGGGGCGGTGACCGCCCCCCCGCCGCCGAGTTCGACCGCCTCCTCCAGCTGAACGGCCACCCCCGCCTTCGTCTGCAGGACCGCGCCCGCCCCCGCGGCATAACCCGGCGTTCCGGCCAGGGTCACCGTGCCGGCGCCGACCGTCGCGCCCTTGCGGGCCAGCCCCTTGGCCGCCGCCCAGCGCTCCAGGTAGGTCGCGTCGGCCGAGAAGGGAAAGAGCTGCCCCACCATCCAGTCGAGGAACGACAGATCCTCGTCGGTGCTGGCGGCGATCAGCTCGACCAGGGCCCGCCCGGGCGACTGGCGCAGGTTGACGTCGGCGCCGGGGAAACGTGTGCGCATCAGCGCGCCGATGCGCTCGCGCAGCTGTTTCGTCGTCGGGCGGGCGAAGGTCATCGACGGGCCACTCCCGACCACAAGAGATCGACCGACCAGTCGCGGCGAACGCCGTTCGGTTCGGTCAGGAACACGGTGAGCCGCAGCGCGTCGCGCGGCGAGTCGAGGAAGACGGCTTCGACCTCGACGGCGGAGGCGACGCCGTCGTCGACCAGCCACTGGACGGCGGTCCAGGCCGCGGTCTCGATCGCCAGCCGCGCCGTCTCGGACCGTTTCTCGCGCAGGTGCAGCCACAGCAGGCTGCCCATGCTCTCGGCCGCCGACCGTCCGGCGTCGGCCCACCAGCCGCGCCGGTCGGTCCCGAGATCCACCGTCAGGTCGCCGGGCTCGGCCAGCGCGTCGGTGAAGATCGAAACCCAGACGGCCGACTCGAGCGCGCCACCGTTGCCGACGCCGGCATCGAAATCGCCGGTCGCGGTCAACGCCAGGTCGAAGCCTCCGGCGGCCGTATCGAAGTTGAGCCGCATGGCGCAATCCCTCTCAGGGCGGCGACGTCAGGGCGCCGACCTCATGGCGGGGGCGGGCCGACCGTGATGGCTTCCGACGACACCAGCCCGTGATCGGCGTCGAGGATCAGGTACCTCTCGCCGACCCGCAGCTCGACACGCCGCGCGCGCACCACGATCGTGCTGGGCTTGGGATCGTCGGTGAACTTGATCCAGTGCCCGATCTCGTCGCGGGCGTGGCGGCCGTAGACGGCGACCTCGCCGCTCTGCAAATCCTTCGGCCGGGCCCGGCGATCGTCGGCGGCGACGATGACCGGCGCCGAGCGCTCGCCGTTGGCGAAGATCGCGAAAACTTCCGAGCCCGGCAGTGGACGCGAGGCGAAGCCAAAGCCCTGGGGCATCTCCCCGCGCCGCAACTCGCCCTTGAAGAATTCCGCTTGCGGCATCTCGAGGCCGAGCCGGATGTCACTCTGGCGCACGACGCCGCGCGAGAACATCGAGGCCAGCCGCCGCGCTAGATCGTCGCTCATCCTGCGCCGCCTCCGCTGCCCGTGATGCTGCCCACATCGGCCCAGCGGCCGCCCTCGCCGCCGCTGCCGGCCGGCGCCTCCGGCGGCTCGGGCGTGAAGGCCTCGGGCGGGGCCAACGCGAGCTCGCAGGTCGTGCCGGCCGCGCCCTTGCGGTAGTGGACCTCGGCGATCGCGAGGTCGGCCGACAGGTTCAGTTCCGGCACCTCGCAGGGCACCAGGATGTTCGGCACCCACAGGCTGCCGTCCGACTGGCGCCAGCCGACATAGGTCGCCGAGAAGCGCAACGCCTTGCCCTTGTTCCGGCGTGCTTCGTAAGCGGCGCGGGCCAGGGCGCCGACCGTCTTCGCCGCGCTCTCGTTGACGAACGTCTTCGGCCGGTACCGTTTGACGCCCGTGTCGAAGATCTCGCCCTCGACATGGGCCAGGTCCTCCGCGACCGTCTCCTCGCCGGCCTCGTCCTCGGAAAAGCGGGCGCCGGCCTGTGCCTTCACCTTGTAGACCGAGAAGCGCTTGCTCTCGTCCTCGACGGTCTCGATCGAGAGCAGGCCGTCGGCCGGATGCACGATGCGGTCGGTCGCCCGCTCCGCCGCGAGCTGTGCGAGGACGAGCCGGCCTTCCGGGTCGTCCATCACCAGCAGCTGGCGCTGCCGGGCCAGGCGCTCGATCAGCTTCCAGCAGGTCTCGCCGTGATGCGCCGCGGCGACGGCGAAGGTCGGGCCGGTCGCCCGCGCGTCGACCTCGATGCCGAACGGTGCCGCCACCTTGCGGGCCACCGCCGCCAGGTCGAGCCCGGCCAGTTCCGTAGTTGGAAAGTCCGGCGAGCAGTCGATCAGGTCGCAAGTCTTGCTGCGGCCGGAGATCGTCACCGACGCCGTTGAACTGTCGCGCCGCTTCCGGACGATCTCGACCCATCCCGTCAGGACCTTGTCGTCGCCGATCCGGACCTCGCAGGCCGCACCCTTGGGAATCTCGAAGCGGGCGTCGAGACCCGGCCAGCGCTGCGTCGCGCCGATTTGGAAGTCGCCCGCCGCCCGCTCGATGCCGCGTGACAGGCGCACGTCGAGCCAGCCGCCGAACGCCTGGCCGTCGACGATCAGCGAGAGGTCGTGGTTTTCGAGTGGCACGAGAGCCTCGCTCCTGAGGCCAGGTTACTCCTGTGCCGCCTCAAGCTATAGGTGATCGGAGGAATGGCGCTTATTTGACCGCCCGTTACCTTGTTCGGCCCCAACAGTATCGCGGTTCCGGTAGCACGTGGACGATCCCCTATGGAGGTTAAGGGAATGCTCGAACGCATCGGGTACATCTATTTTGCCACCGGCGGGTTCTTGGCCCAAGCAACGGCGGCGATTAAGGAATGGGAATCCAACAACCCAACCAAGAAGTTCATTCCGCGCGGGGAACACGCAGCCGATTGGCCGATCGACGTCCTCGATCTGGCGAAAGATTTCGCCGATAAGCTGGGTGTCACTACCTTTACGTCCGAACTAGACAGGGCAATATCACGCTACAAATCCAAGGACCCTGTAGAAGCAACTGTACTTCGTATAGATATCGAAAGAATTGCTGCGCGATTTCAGGACGAGCTTCAGCAGCACACATACATGGCCGTCCCCGGGCACCTGGTTTCGTACTACAGCAAAGATCATTTGTTCGGCGAGCGGGTATCGGAGAGGTTTCCGGGCGCTCGAATGGACCTCAAAGAGGCTGGGAATTGCTATGCTCTCGAAAGACCGACCGCGTGCGTCTTTCATTTGATGCGGGCAATGGAATCCGCGATCCAGAAGCTAGGAAAAAGACTAGGTGTCACGATCACACCCCAGACGACTTGGCGACAAATCACAGGGCAGATGGACGTCAAAATCAGGGCCATGTCCGATAGCACGACCAGGCAAAAAAGGCGCAAGGACGACTGGGCTGAGGCCCGTGCCAATCTGCATCATGTGGGCCAAGTTTGGCGGAACAACACAATGCATCCGGCTCGGGATTACACGATGAATCAAGCCAAAGATGTCTTCGACGCCATCCGTGTGTCGATGCAGAGCCTTTGCGAGATTTAGGTGTGACAACTGCGTCAACCACCTATCTAGCTTGATAGCCGTTCACCTTCACTAGGAAGGAATGCCGGATGCACGGCGCCTGTGCGCGTGACGAGTTCGCGAGCCCTTGCCTCGATGTTGGACGCGCCACCGTAGAAGAGCTGCGCCAGGACGCGCGACGGAAGCGGCCGCGGCACGACGTAGGGCACCAGACGCGCCTTATCGGCGCCAGCGGCCGAGATGGCCTGCAACGCGGTCGAGCGCAGATCCTGCAAGGCCACGCGGGCGCTATCGTCGCGACCGCCGGCCGCCTCGGGATCGCCGGCGATGTCGATCTCGGCCTCGAAGGCGTCGGCCAGGCGCTCGCGCAGCGTGGCGGCATCGTCATAGCTCGCGAACGACAGGCCCGAGGCCTGCGCGCCGATCTCCGACAGAACCGCCCGGCGCACGCCGGCGCCGAACGCGCCGCGGTTGCTAGCGACTGCGGCCTCGAGCGGCGTCTCCGCGGCGGCCGCCAGGACGGCGACGTCGTCGACCGCGCGATCGTAGACGGTCCACAGCGCGGCGACGGCGCGGGCGCGCGAGGCCGGGTCCGGCGCGGTGCCGGCCAGCGCGCGCGCCCAGTCCGCCACCAGGTCCACGGTCGAAACCGCAAAGACCGCGAGATCGAGCGCCGGCCCCAGGCCGTCGCGATAGTCGCCCGTCAGCGCCAGCGCGGTGGCCAGCGCGGTCGACGGGAACTCGCCGGCGACCAGCGACGCGGCGATGTCGAACATGTCGGCAAGGCCGCCGGCGCCGTCGATCAGGTCGCCGACCAGCTCCTGGCCGGGAAGGTCGAGGGACAGCGCGTCGCCGAGGACGTCGGCGAACGCCGTTCGGGCGTCCTCGACCGCGGCCTGCAGCGCGTGCGGCCAGCTGGTCGAGGTCGCGGGGAAAGCATTGCCGCCGGGATCGACAAAGGTGACGGCGAACTCGACCCAGTTGCCGCGGCCCGAGATCTTCCGGTAGTCCCATTTCTGCGCCAGCGCCGTCTCGCGGCGGAAGCCCGGCAGCACCAGCGGGCCCGCGCCGCCCTTGCCCAGCAGGTCGTCGAAGCGGCGGGCCTCCAGGTCGGCCAGCGGGCCGACGAAATACAGGCTGAACTCGCGGCGGCGAGCCTCGGCGCCGAGATCCTCGAAGAACGGCCGGTCGCGGTCGGGATACTGGTGCAGCGGACCGCGGCGGCCGCCCTCGCCACGCTCGTTCGCGACCTTGAACGACTGACCCTTGAACGAGCCCTCGAGGGCGGTGAGCGGATCGAAGCGGGCCATCAGTAAACCTGCATGCTGCGCCCGACGTCGAGCTGGTCCACGCCCTTTGACGCGCTTTCGACCGTCGCCGTCGTGCCCGGCTCCGCCCGGACCGTG